CTAAAGTGCTCAGTATGATCTCAGCATTGCTGTCGCCAGCCGAACTATATGCGACCCCGCCATCGTCAGTAGTTCTAACCTCCATTTTAAACGTGTCGTTGTTACCGACTATTGAGACTGGAGTAGGTGCGTCATCCTTTAACGTTAACGACAGATCAAAGGTGTCTCCCTTACGGCAAACGATATCTACCCTCTGGGACGTATCTAGATTTATTTGTTGAGCCATATTATCCTAATATTTCTGATGTTATATCTCCAGGCTCTTCTGACAGCTCACCTCTCTTTTCTTGTCTCTGAGAAAGTAATTTGCTCTGTTCAACCGCCTGCTTTTTTACTCGATCGTCTTTTCGGTCTTCTTTTAATACCTCAAGCTTTTCTTTAAACTCTTTGTCGTCAGTTTTAATACCCAGAACAGCTGACGCTTTTATCATCTCAATTTCTTTCTTAAACTGATGCTTAACCTCCTCTAATTGGGACTCTAACTTCATATTAAGTTGCATCTCCTGAGCTTTAAGCTGAGCCTGCATCTGAAGCTCTTGCATCCTAGCTTGAGAAGTCGCCTGAGCAGACTGCTGTTGAATTTGAGCTTGCTGCTGCGAATTCTGCATAGCCATCTGCTGATTTGATGCCATTCTCTTCTTTCTCCTGATAACCAACAATCTCTCAGCTTGATTAACGTCTTTAAGTTGACGGATAGCGATAGCGTCCTCTAAATCAAGTTCTTTCTGAGATAAAGAAATCTGAATGTTCTGCTCTAAATATTGCTTATCTACTTCTTCCATCTCCTTAACTACTCTAACTCCAAAGTTATACATCGACAAGTCTTTAAAGGAAGACAGCACACTCATGTTTTCTTTACCGATTGCATTTGCATACATCCTATATAGAACTGATTCAGGGTGAATAACCTGCAAGCACTTAACGATGTCTTGGCAAACCTTTTTATAAAGAACCATAGACGAGTTTGTGATATCGTAGATAGCATTATTTGCAGCGGCTAAAGCTTGTTGCTGGACACCTACAAGGGCGTCCGACTTAGGGGATGAAGCGTCCATAGCCTCGTTGATTCCTGTAGCGTCTCGAATCATATTCAGATAATGATTGTAGAGTCCGATAAGCTCGTTTACATTCCTTATACTGTTGCCGATCTCACGGATAGGTGGGTTTTGGAAACCGCCCTCTGGGTTCTTGCTTCTGTAATAGAACACGCCCGTCTGCTCGTAGATGTCATGTAACTCCAGCGGCTGAAGTTCGCCACCTTTACCTAATTGAACATTCTCTAAACCTTCAATATCAATGATAATACCGTCAGGCTTTGCTTTCGCTATAGACTGCTGAAGCTTAAGGTGAGTTATTTGTAACTGATCCGCAAATCCGATACAGCTGTCCACCATAGACTTAGGCATCATTTTCATGAGATTCGTAGCGCACGAAGAGTATGAAAGAGTAGCCCTAGAAAGATCATGAACGTTCTTAGGTATGTTTTTTTGACGACCATAATTAAATAGATAGTCCGTGCCTAAGACATACGTTCCTTCGTAAACAACTGAATTTTCAAGCTTCTCTACAGACCTTTGATAGATGGAATTAGCAGGAGTTTTGTAATTGTCTCCCTTCATATAAAACCCCTTATTACCGTGCTTGCTTTCTTTGTCTTCAAAGTAGATGCAATCTACTCCGATAAACTCAAAATCAAGAACTTCAACCATGTACTCGTCATAGCCATAGCTAGAGGTGTCAGTGTAAGCATTATAAGAAGATTGACTCAGCTTTGAAGCGTCAAGACCGTTCTTCTTTTGAGCTTTTTTAGCAATATCCTTGTATTCTTCTTCTGTAAACTGATCAGAAGCAATACGCTTTAATTCTTGAATAGGAATACTTTTTACGTGACCCGCATAAACCAAATCAGAAAAAGCAGGGTCTTCTGTGTGGCTGTGTATAAAGTTAACAGGATCCACATAATCCGTTTTAATTCCTTGAGACGGGTCGTTAGACCGCTTAATAACAGCCATGCCTAGTATAGCCATATCGTTAACGCAGCGGCGATAAATATTGTCGTTAAACTCGTTCCAAGAAAGCGTCATATTTGTCGCTATCTGAGCGGCAATCTCGCCAGAAGACTTGATGTTATTCTCTAAGAAAATCTCAGCTTCTTCTAGAGTTTCTGGGATCTTATTAGAATCTCCTGAAATCTGAACCCCTAAAGACTTTTCTATATTCTGTAAAGGACCCTTGGCTTTTACCGAAAGTTCAATTTTCTTTTTTTCTAAGTCTTTCTCAGAAGAAGACAAAGGGTCTATGGCCTCTAAATTGGGATAGGGGTTTAAAGAAAGTATTTTATTTACTACAATTCTAACAAACTTCGGTAAGATAGGAACTGGAGTGAAATCAATATTAAGCATACTCCCGTCCCCATTGTTTGGGTCTAGAGTGTTTAAAAGTTGCTTGTAAATCTTAGTGTCTTGAGTGCCGTTAGCATACTCTCTGTTACGTTCAAAAACCTTAGATCTCTTGCTGTATAGAGACCCCTCCTGATCAATCTTTCCCCACTGGTTGTATATGGCTTTCGCATAATTAAGTCCATACTCCTTACCCTGTTTTTCTTGTGCCGAAGCAAGCGGATCGGGGAAGCCAGAAGAACTTTTACCTTTATCGTTGTACATTTACCGTTGGTGTTGCGAGATTAGCTCTTGCAAATATAGTAAAACTAGGAGTGCCAAGCTTTTGACTTAAAAGTCCTAAAAAATTGCTTCTCGTTAAAGTCTGATTTAGGTTTTTCCTTCTTTGTTTTTTGAGCACCAAGTAACGCTAGGCCAGAACTAATGGTCAAGTCAAACTTAGTTCTCTTGTCTATCTTGTAGCCAATCCAGTCCTCTAAAGTCCTATTAAAGTACATGTTACCGAACTCAGCAGATTCTGGTTTTATGCCTACGTGATCATAAATGTAAGCCTCTATTGCCTGAGCGTGAGACTGAATAACGTCTTGAGAGTTAGACGGGATCCCTTTAGTTCTAACGTTTACAGAAGAGTTCCCAGTTTTAAGGTGGCCTGGCCTATCCATTAGATAGCCGTCATAACCTCTTGCTTCAAAGTATCTGACGATGCCATATTTGTTGTTTTCTACAAGCAGAGGATAACCGTAAAAAAAAGAGCACATGAGAACGTCTTCGTAGAAGATACTTGCTAAGTCTGGGCGAGAAGCGTACTCTACTACAAACATATTAGACGGAGCATCCATATTAAATTTATTGTACATATGAAGAGCTCCTTTAGATCCTCTGCCATCTACCGTAGCGTCTAAGTCATACGAGTCAACTCCACCTACACCGATATGTTTATTGGGGGCAACCTTCTTGCCTTTTTCGTCCGCTTTGTTGTTTCTTAAATGATCAGGCGGCATCCAGGAAACGCGGAACCTTCCGTTAGGGTCTGGAGAAAACACAACTTCTTCATCTTTCTTTCGCCACACAAAGTTGCCCCGTACGACAGGATTAGGGTATAAGTCGTCATTAAACTCTATCTGCTGATAGATCTTACCTATATTAAATAAACTCCCCTCTATGCTATCTCTAAATGCCTCGTCTGTAGTAAAAGGGAACTGCCTAATAACCTCGTTGAGTTCCGAGGGGTCGTCTTTAAAAGATTTTCTATCGTTTTTCAAGTAAGTCTTACTTCCCTGGTCAATTACTTCTCCGTCAATCCCCTTTATGGGTTTTTCTGGATCTTCTATAACGGGGTTACCGTGTATATCAAAAAAACCTTCTAAGGCTTCGTAAGCTGGTATAAAAATTCTATACATGCCAGAGCGCGTCCGTCCGTTGTCATTTCTCTGAGACGGATCAGAATCATCCCACAAATCTTTATACTCGTCGCCCCCCTTACTCATTGGGTTTACCGTGCTGCCCACCAGAGCCTTACCTACTATACGTTTACCTACAATTAAGCAAGTTCTCTCTACACGCCACGCCTCACGTATATCGGTAGGCTTCTCCCATTTACCCGCCTCATCGAGGTAAAGCATGTGTAACTTCTCCCCGTCATAAGCGTTGTTAGTGGTGTTCTTCCAGTTAATAGTACTGTTCAGAGCGTCTCCTTTATAAGACGTTTTGTTGTTTTTGGTGATACGCTTAGAAGGCTCTCTAAAAGCAAGCTCCATACGTGGGTTTGTCGTACCGTCTTGAATAGGCTTGAAGAAAAACGGGTAGCCTCTAAAAATAGAGACCACTTTTTTCATAAAAATGTTTTCCTGAGCGTCCTTACCAGTCTTCGACTGAATGCCAAGAAGCTTCTCTTTAACTTGACTAGCCTCGTCAACAAGTACAGCGCTACAGACATTAGTATACCCAGAACGGCGACACTTAGTATAAAGCTGACCGAAACAACGAGGGTCAGACTCACACGCCAGCATGTGGAGAAAGATCTCTCTTTGGAATTGTAAGAACTGAGGATATCCGACATCGATTTTAGACCATTGTAGAAACATATAGTGCCGCCCTGTAATATACGTAGGGATGCCATTATTGTAAAACCAAACGCCGTCACGGCGACGCTGAAACTCTTGTTCGATGTAAGCAGAAAACTTCTTGCGGAACTCACTCGGTTTTTCGTGCCACTCATCCATACTTCGAACCCTTTGCATTTCCTCAGGCATTGGGATCCTTGTCCACATCTGCAAATGCTTTGGCCGATCATGGAAGAGAATCTTCGATCGGGCTGGTTTCTTTGGGAAGACAACGAGAAGCCCATGTAATTCGACAATCTCTCCTTCTGTACCGTTAGGGTCGATCTTAATCCCTTGATCTTCATAGCCTTCTATGTCTATAAGAGTGGACATCAATAACTACTGCCTAGTTTGTTCATGCGAGCTAAACTGGGGATACCCTTCTTAGGGTTGGTGAGCTTCATCTGAGATCCGCATTCGCAAGTTCCCTCGACGTAATAAGCTTTATCGTCCTTAACTCGCATAGTAAGGCTCTTCTCGTACTTTTCTTTTCCGCAATCAGGACAGTATAAGTCTGGCATAATTCTAAATTTAATTTGTACCCCCGACAGGATTCGAACCTGTGACCCACGCCTTAGAAGGGCGTTGCTCTATCCAACTGAGCTACGAAGGCATGTAAACTACCATAAAGTTTTGATTCAAGTAATCGTCGCTAATTGTCTGGTTATCAGAGTGGTAGTAGAGCTTACTTAGAGAACCTTTCCGCAAAGCCACCTGAATAATCTTTTTGTTCTTCGATTTCCCCATTTTCTTTTAGTTCTTTTACCATCTGTTCTAGTTTCTGGCGCTCCACCAAAAGTTCTTTACAGTCAATCGCTGTTTGCTTTATGGATTGAAGCTCGGCCTTACGTGAGCTACCTCCAGCTTCTGGATCGACAGGTTTCTTGACTTCCTCGATCATATTATTGATCGCAATCTCCATGCTTGACATAAGGCGCTGAGAGGCATCTATTGTGGTGAATTTAGATTTCGACATACATTAGGTCTTCTGCGCGAGTTCTATAGTATTCTTTCTTATCGATAGTAACGCGGTAATCCATGTTTTTACGAAACCCTACTATATCTCCTACTTTAGCTCCTATCTCTTCAATCCAAGGAGCCTCAAACGCGACACGCCCCTTTGTAACAGGGACCTCTGAGAATTTAACCACCTCGATAGTGTCCGACTCTTGAACTTTCTCTTCTTCGACTGGTTCAAGAAGGCTCCAACCCGCAAGAGGGTGTATATCCCCAGTATGCTGATCTTTATAAGCAATAGCCTGGTTATTAATAGTATGCTCTGGATCAAAGCGAACAGTATAGTGATTAGGCTCTCCAGTAAGTACCTGACCTTCGTTAAGCACCACGAGATGATGGAAATAAAGCGTGTCCCCAACCTCAACCCCTGTGTCGTGTTTAAAAGGCGCCGCAACAACGGGACCTTCTTGGATTCTGTTTTCAAACTCATTAAATTTAGTGTCTATAAAAAGCTCCAGCCCTCCAGGGGTCGTCATCTTATCATCAAGCTGTTTGTCTAGCTTGACGATAAATAAGTCGAATGTTCTCATTAATTAAAAATTCAGATCAAACTCTAACATACAGGGCATCTCATCGATTGCTTTCCAAAGGACTGTCCCTTCTTCGTTCTCAATGTACACCAAGTATCGCTTCTTTCCAAATTTAACAAGCGTTCTTTCGTCTTCTAAAATAGCAGAGACTTTTCCGTCTCCCGCT